ATTTAGTAAATAAAGGGTGTAAAAGCCCTTTTTATATTAAAAAATATTTGAAAAAAGTATTGCATTAATCAAAAAAGTATGATATAATAATCATATAACAAAGGAGGTGAAAAGATGAGTAAAAAGCCGAAAAAACCAAAGAAAGGAGGTATAAATAAAAAAGAGCTACTACAATTGATAATCTTAATACTCGAACTGCTGGTCGTGGTTATAGAGTTGATAAAGATAATCATAGAGTAATAGCAAAGTGGTTGAGGGATAACAACCCTCCCTACTTTAAAATATTATAACAATTTTTACTCATTAAATCAATGAAAAATATATCAATCTTAACATTATCAATAATAATCTCAATACTTATATTAGTGAATTTTTATTTTAAAAGTATTGTATTAGCTATAATAACATTAATATTATGTATTTACAATTTAATAAGATGGTTTAAAGAAAGGAAACATTATGACTAGGGGTGGAAAAAGAGAGGGTGCTGGAAGAAAAAAGCTAGATGAAGAAAAGAAAAAAATTACAAAATCATTTAGAATAAATCAAGAACTTTTAATTAAAGTAGAAAAAAAATTTCCAAACTTAACTTTATCCAGCATAATCGAAAAAGCATTAATTGAATATATAGAAAAGAAATAATATAGAAAAACATAAGAGGTACATCAGAAATGGTGTACTTTTTTATTTATTAGGAAAGTATAAATTTAAAGAAGAAGATATAAAAGATAAAAAAGTATTGGAGATATTGAAAACTATAAAAAATGTATTTGCAAAATGATGGAAAAATTAACTAAGAGGGAGTGTAACAACTCCTTTTTTTATATTTAAAAAATAAAAATAAAAATTCTCTTGACATTTATATAAATATCACTATAATAGTAAATATAAAAATAGTAAGTTATTATAAGTTGACTTTTAAAGTTAATATCAAGTTTGAAATTATAAAAAAATAAATAGGAGGAAAAACAATGAGTTTAGCAGATATTTTTAAAGAATTAGAAGAGGTAAGGGTGGAAAAAGATTTTAGTGTAAAAGATGGAGAGTATGTTGGAATCATTGAAAAGTTAGAGTATAGAACAAGCCAAAAAGGCAATCCTTACTTTAGCTTTACAGTGAATCTGATTGAAGAAAATAAGAAGTATTTTGGAAATCTATGGTTATCAGATAAGAGTGTTAAGTTTAGTGTTGCTAAGTTTAAAAGCATAATTGAAAATTTAACAGGGACTCCATTAACAGTAGAGGATTTTATTGATGAAAAAGCATTAGTTGAGAAACTAAATGAAAAAATCGTTGGTATTGAGGTACTTTTAAAGTTAAAAACATCGGATAAAGGTTTTCAAAATTTCTTAATGGAAAAGAACGAAATGCCATTTTAATTAAAGTAAATTAAGGTAAATTAGTTAGGAGGGGTGTAATAGCCCCTCACTAAAAAAAACAAAGGGAGTTAAGCAAAGGGAGGTATAAAAAATGACAGGGTTTTATGATTTTGAGGTGTTTAAATGCGATTGGTTGGCAGTATTTATCAATGAAAAAGATGAACGTTTGATTGTTTGGAATGACCCTGCAATTTTAAAACAAATATTAGAAAAATTTGATTGTTTGGTGGGGTTTAACAATTACAACTATGATGACCTTATTTTAACTGGAATTATGGCGGGATACAACAATTATGAGGTTTGGAAGTTATCAAATGCAATAGTAAATGGTGGAAATATAGAAAATAAAATAAAAATAATGGCTAGAAAATTACCAACATTGGATACAAAACAAGAGTTAGACCCTAGATTATCATTAAAAGTGATTGAGGCAAATTTAGGAATGAATATCGTAGAAACACCTGTTAGCTTTAACTTAGATAGAGAATTGACGGGAGAAGAACTAGAAACAGTAATTGAATATTGTGTACACGATGTTGAAACTACAAAGAGGGTATTTACTTTAAGAAAAGACTACTTTGAAAGCAAGTTTGATATTTGTAAAGAGTTCAACTTAGATAAATTAGATGTTAAGAAAACAAGAGCAAATTTAGCAAGTAAGGTACTTAAATGCAGTAAAGATAGATTACCTGCTGGGGTTTTAGAGAATAAAGATAGATTAAATATAACCATAGCAGACGAATTAAGAGTTGAGAATATACCAAACAAAATTTTGAACTTTTATAAAAATATAAGACAAAGATTTTTAGATGGAGAAAATTTTGAAAAATTAGAAAAAGAAAAGCTAGTATATAGTTTAGGAGGACTAGAACACACATTTGGCTTTGGTGGATTACACGGAGCAAGAGAGAATTATAGTTATGAGGGTAAAATGCTAAATGTGGACGTTGGTAGTTATTACCCCTCTATGATAATAAATTTTGGGTTTATGAGTAGAGCGAGTGAACACCCTGATTTATATAAGAACTTATATGCAACACGTATGGAATATAAAGCTAAAAAAGATAACAAGCAACAGATATATAAGATACTTTTAAACAGTACGTTTGGTGCTTTAAAGAGTGAGTTTAATGACTTGTTTGACCCCGTAATGTCGAATAACATTTGTGTAAATGGACAATTAATTTTGACAGATTTGATTATGAGTTTGAGAGGATACGCAGAATTAGTACAAAGTAACACCGATGGAATATTAATTAAATACAAAGAAAAAGATTTAGAAACAATAAGAGAAAAATGTGCAGAATGGGAATTAAATTACAATTTAAAATTAGAGTATGAATATGTTACAAAAATAGTACAGAGAGATGTAAATAATTACATATGGAAGACTGAAGATGGAAAAATCAAAGGAAAAGGTATATTTGAGAAGTACGACGGTGGAGATTTTGAGAAAAACAACTTAACAATAATACCTATGGTTTTAAAAGAATATTATATAAACAATAAAAATATAAGAGAAACAATAACAGAAATGATAGAAAAAAATAATGTAACACCTTTTCAACAAATAGCAAAAATGGGTGGAACATTCGATATAATGGAACATAGCGGACAAGAAGTACAAAAAGTAAATAGAATATTTGCAACTTGGGATAACAAGTATGGAGCAATAAATAAAGTAAAAAATAATAATGGCGTTAAGAAATATACAAAAATAGCCAATTCATCAGATAAATGTTACATCAATAATGATGTAATCGAGAATACAGATACAAAACTAATAGATGTAGACTACTATGTTAAGTTAGTTGAAAAAAACAAATTCATAGACGAGAATTATAAGTTATTTTAAAAGTTCATAGGAGGTATGATTATGAACAAATACATAGAATTACAAGCAGGAACAAAAGTGCCTAAGGAAAAATTAGATATATTTGTTACAGAAATAGAGAAAATAATGGACGGAGCATTACTCCTAGACGAAGACACAGTTGTATTAGACTTCGATAATGTTGGAGATGTATGGAAAGATGTATTAAACCTATATCCAACAAGATGTATAAAAACAACACGTGGAGCACATTTATATTATAAAAGACCCGTAAACAAAAGGATAAATAATGCAACAAACGCAAGGACTTATATAGGTTTACAAGCGGATTATAAGACGGGATTTAACAATAAGAAATCATTGGTAACAGTAAAGCAAAATGGAATAATGAGAGAAGTTTTAAATGATACTCCAATTGACAATTTACCTGAACTACCTATCGCTCTTTACCCAATCTATAGTAAGAATACTAATATGTATGAAATGGACGATGGTGATGGTAGAAACAGTGAAATATATAGTCATATAAGAATGTTAAAAGACAATAAAGTTGAAGACACTGATATTGGAAAATTTGCTAATTTTATCAACACAAAAGTATTTAAGAAACCATTAGAGCAACAAGAGTTAATGAATACGATAGCGAGTGCTGTAAATGCTGAAAGTAACAATGATGGAAAGCCTAGTTTTTACACAGTAGACGAAAAAGGTAAACAAAAATTAAACCTAACTGCTATAGAGATGTATATGAGAGAAAAGTTAGATATACGAGAGTATAGGAACATATTGTTTTACATAAAAGATGATAAAAGGTATGAAAAAGACACATTAAATGGCATTAATATTTTCAGAGAAATTAGAAAAACACTAGAAAAAGAGAATATTGTGTTAAATACAAAACAGGATAGTGAAATACTACATTTAATAAAAACAGATTCTAGGATAGAAGAAGATAAGAATAAAAAATATCCAATCTCATTTAGAAATGGTTGGTGTTTATACAAAGATAAATTTATAAAACAAGAGAAAATATTTACACCATTTTATATGGACGTGGATTATGACCCTGAGGCAAACGATAAGAATGTTGTTGATTTTATAAATTGGTTTTGTAAAGGTGATGAGGGGTTAATCACACTATATGAGGAAATTTTAGGACATATTTTAATGTTAGAGCGTTTTCCACATCACATATTCTTTTTCGTTGCAGGTAAAGGAAAAAATGGTAAATCTACAATGTTAAATATGCTAAACAATTGGACAGATGGTTTAAATTCAACAACAGCTTTAGACCAATTTGAAAAAGAAACCTACGCTTATGATTTAATTGGAAAAATTGTGAATCTAGGTGATGACATAGACGATACTTACATTGAAAAGAGTAGAGTTATAAAGGTTATTGCAGGTGGAAGTAAGATTAAAGCAAGAGCATTATACTCTATGCCTGTGGATTTTAAAAGTACAGCCACATTAATATTTAGTTGTAACAATATGCCGACTTTTAAGGACAAAAGTGGTGGTATGGCACGTAGAGTAGTATGTTTTCCTTGTAATAATAATATCGAATATGGAAAAATAGATTTAGACTTAGATGATAAATTGACTACAGATAGTGCAAAAAGTACACTTTTGAATTTAGCAATAAAAGGTATGAAAAGAATAATAGCCAATGGTGGAGAACTTACAATAACAGAAACAAGTAAAGCACTAACTGAAAGATATTTGATTGAAAATGATAGTATAGCAATGTTTTTTAGTGAAACTGATGTTAATAAACTATGTGATGATATGGCAAATAACACATTTACAAAATTATATTCCTTATATCAAATGTTTTGCGATGAGAACGGATATACTCCAAGTGGTAAAAATACTCTTAGCAAGAAACTAGACGAGTTTGGGTTTGAAAGTTTTACAGGAGCAGGAAATGTTAGGAAAATAAGACCCAAAAAATGGTAGGAGTAAATAGGAGTAAATTGGTAAACGTTAAACAGTTTTCTCTTTAATACCAATGTAAAGTTAAACAGTGAGTTAAACACTTAGTTAATCACTTTTAACGTTTTCTCTTTAATACCAATGTAAAGTTAAACAAGTTAAACACTTTCACTTCCTTTTATATAGAAAAAAAAAAGAATATATATATATATAGAGAGAGTATGGGTTAATTTTGTTTAACCTGTTTAACAAACTGTTGATATTAAAAGAAAAAGTGTTTAACTTTTGTTTAACTAGGTGTTTAACAAACTGTTGATATTAAAAGAAAAAGTGTTTAACTGTGTTTAATTATTATAGATAAAATGGAGGATATAGATATGAATTATACAGTTGGAAATTTTATTGCTAATGGAAAAGGATTAGAAAACATTGAATTATTTAGTGAATTATATGATGAGTATTGTAATTATTGCGATAACCACTGGTATAACAAGTGTAGTAAAAAGAGATTTGCAATGGAATTAAATAATTATGGTGTAGATGTATATGCTGGAACTGGAAATATTAGAAAAATTAGATTAAATAGAGTTAGACCTGATAATGTGAATCAACCCAACCACTATCAAATTGGAGATACTGGACTTGAATGTAAAGATTTTATATCTGCTTGGGTTGGAAAAGGATATTATAGTGTTTTCTGTTTCTGTAACATTATGAAATATCTAGTAAGAGCAGAAAAGAAAAATAAGTTGGAAGACTATAAGAAAGCACTTAAATACTTAGATATGATTATTGAGTCAGGAGCAGATACAATTGTATTGGATATAGCGGATATAGGAATAGAAGACGGAACAAAAGAGTATGCTGGTGTGGAATGGAATGAGATTATTTTGGAAATAACTAAAGGATTGAGTGCTAGACAAGCATTATCATTGGATAGTGTATTTAGAGCCTTAGCAGATGAGAACTATCATTTATGTAGAATTAGATTGGCGGATTTTATAGATATGTATAAGGATACTATGGTTTGTAGACCACCTGTACCTGCTAAATAAGTGAATAAATAGATAAGTGAATAAATAGGGAGGATTAAATGTTAGAACTAGATGTAAAAGTGATAGATAGTAAGTGGAGTGTGGCTAAATTTACTAAGATTGAGAATATAAAAGATAGTAATTATATTGAGTGGAGTGATGGAGAAACTAGATTTTTTACTAACATTATATGTATAAATAAACAAGACCCTCATAAACCATTCGTTGTCTACAATAAAGATATAAATATATTGACATCTTTGGTTGCTGTGATAAATAGAGAGCCTATGGTTTGGAGAGCAAGATGTGGAAAACGTTATTACTATATTGATAGCTTTGGAGATATTGATACTGCTGTTGATTTGTATTCTACCAGCGACGACACTAGGTACAATTTAGGTAATTACTTTGAAACTGAAATTGAAGCTAAGAGAGTTTTGGATAGTAAAGAATGGAGAGAGTTTTGGAGTAAAGTTAGAGGAGGAAAGATTGGAAATGAATAAATTAATATTAAGTCTTATAAATAAATTTATGGTAGAACACGAAGACGAAATAATAGAAGTAATAACAAATCCTGATGGAGATTTATCTAAACAATGGATAGAGCAAGGTAATTCTGTTAAAGAATATTTAGGACAAGAAAATAATAACCTAAAGAATTAAAACGTTAAATTAGGCTATGCTATGACTTTTAAATAGGTGTTAGGTATATGAGTTAATTACTGGAGGTATAAATATGAAAGTTGAATTTGATTTTAAAAAAGCAGAGAAATTAATATTAGAACATAAAGTTGATGAGATGAGTACAAGTGAATACACTCATTTAAAAACATATAGTAATAAGTTTGAGGATTATCATTTTGTTAAAAAAAGACCTGCTATTGAAAAATACAGTTGGATAGATAATAAATAGGTTGTTAAACATTAAGGAGGATATAAAGATGATTAAGTATATTTTAGAAGTGCAAACAAAAGATAGAAGTTTTAAGGTTTATTTATATAGAAAAGATTATTTAGATGAGAATGAAGTTGAAGAAGAAAAGATAAGATTTTGTAAGGAACTTAGAGAGAGTTATAACAAGGCTAATGCTAGTATAGAGATTATCGAAAGTAGAATAAGAGTTGATGAGTAATGACTGTACTATTAATATTATCTGTATTGTATGTGTTAAGTTTAGCATTAAAAGCTGAGTGTGAAAAAGCTGAGGAGGATATAAGAATGAATAGATGTGAAACAACTAATAGATGTGAAACAAATGATAGATGTGGAACAACTAATAAACCTGAGAATTTTACTGATTTACTAAATTTACAAAAGGAATTAGATAAAAAGATTATAAATTATAGACCTAGAAAACTAAAAGACATTAAGAAAAGTTTGATAGCTGAGTGTATAGAGTTTGACGAAGAAACGATTGATAGTCATAAAACTTGGAAAACCAATAAAAGATATAAAGAAAAAGAACTTGAAGAACTAACAGATATATGGTTTTTTGTAGCACAACTGATTAATTATGCTTGTGATATTGGAGATGTGAGTATAACAGAAGTGAAAAATTTAGATGTATTCTTTAAAACAGAGGATTACACGTATTTTGGAGATACAGATGTACTAACTATTATAAATGATGTAAGAACACCTAGATTTACTTATGAGTTTTTAAGAGAGTTGGTGCGTGACTTAAAGTGTTTGAGTATGAATTATGGTTATAAACACAATGATATATTAGATTGTTATTGGGATAAATGGAACAAGAATATCAACAGAATTAATGGTGAGTGGAATTAAAAGGAGGGTATAATGGAACAAAAGACAGTGTTTAAGAAAATGGAAGACATACTATATGCTTATCCTAAATATCAACATAGAATGAGAGAAGAACAGAAACATTTAACTAATATAGAGTTAGAGAAGTCTTACAGATTAAAAGAATTAAACAATCAAAATAGTTTTGAATATAAGAGTGAGTTGGAAAAGTTGGAAGAAGCAAGAGATAGGATATATCACAATATTCAACGTTATGAAGAAATTTTATTTAGGATAGATGAGGCACTAGATATGGTTAAAGGACATAAATATTATGAGTTTATCCCTATGAAATACTTTAGTAAGATGAGTTATGAATCAATAGCGGAGAAGTTTGACATTAATGTGAGTAGTGTTTATAAAGCTAAGAATAAAATACTAGGTTCATTGGAGATACATTTTTTAGCACAGAAATTGATTTGCTATTGACAAACATATAAGTTAGGTATTGACAAAATACAAAAAGGAGAAAACTGGGAGAAAACTGGGATATTGTAGGGAGAATTTTTATGTGGTAATATAGTATCATAGGAAGTTTGTAAAATTCTACTGAGTGCATTTTTTACTTTTCTCTTTGTTTAATTATATCCCTTTAAAGAAGTTGTGAGGGCAACTATAAAACCCTCTTTTTTATTTACTATGGATTGACAAGGAGATGATAAGTATGTTGATGACCGTATGTGGTAGATGTGGTAAGAAAAAACCAGTTAAGACACAATGTGAATGTAGAAAAGAGAGATATAAGGTATACGATAAATATTGTAGGAATAAAGATAGAGCTGAATTTTATCATAGTAAGAGTTGGAAGACGTTGAGTGCTATGTGTAAAGCTAGAGCAAATGGATTAGATATATATGAGTTGATTGTGAATAATAGATTTGTTAAAGGAACTCTATCACATCATATCGAAGAACTTAAAGATAATAAATCAAGAGCATTAGATATTAATAACTTGATATGGATTAGTGATAAGACACATACATACATTCATTCACAGTATGATAAGAGTGATGAAGATAAGTTGTCTATGCAAAATAAATTATTTGATATACTAAATAAATATAACACAAATGAAAAAATATTTTTTGAGTTGATAGAGGGGGGAGGCAAGTAAAGATTTTTACTGGGGTTTTAAGACCACCCGCCGAATTCTTTTTTGAGAAATTGCCAAATATGAGGATTTAAACGTAAAGGGTTTTCACTTGACAAGGAGGTGTAAAAAATGGGTAGACCTAGAAAAGTGATAGATATAAGTTCGGGAAAAATAGGAAAAGAAAATATAAAGAATAGACAAGAAGCAGAGAAAAAATTAAAAGCTGAGAGAAATGATTTGATTGCTCCTGATTGGCTTAGTGATAATGCTAAGATTGAATTTAATAGAGTGGTTAGTGAATGTGATAAAATAAACATTTTAGATAATTTAGATTTAGGAGTTTTGGCTATCTATTGCAACGCCTATGATGGCTACATTGAAGCAACTAAGAAACTTGAAGTTGAGGGTGTAGTTAAAAAGAAAATGACTAAGACTGGAGAAATTGAATTTATTAATCAGCTTGTAAACGTGCAAGAGAAATATGTTAAATACATTATGCAATCATCATCTAAGTTGGGTTTAGCAACAACTGATAGATTAAAATTAGTTGTCCCTGTTAAAGAAGAAAAACCTGAAAATAAATTTATCACAATGCTAAAGGAAAGACAAGCATAACCTTATGGCTAATAAAACAATGGATAGAACAACTGCTTATGCCAAATTGGTTGTAAGTGGTAAAAAAATAACAGGGAGAAAAGAGTATTTAGCTTGTAAAAGACACCTTGACGACCTTAAAAACAAGAAATTTGACTATAAGTTTGATGTTAAAGAGGCGGAGTTTGCTATTGATTTTGCTAACAGTTTGATTATGAAAGATGGTAAACAATTAAAGACAAGGGGTTTTCAAGAGTTTATAATTGGTAGTTTGCACGGGTGGAAAAAGAAGAAGACTGGAGATAGACGTTTTAGAGAGGCTTATTTACAGGTTGGTAGAAGAAACGGAAAAAGTTTTTTAAGTGGAATCGAAAGTACATTGTTTAGTACGATGATTGGTGTTAAGGAACGTATATTTTGTGCGGCGACTAAACAAGACCAAGCCAATATTGTATGGGATGAGGTAAGGAATTTCATTGAAAGTGATAGAGAGTTGACTGAATTATATGTTGTTAAAGAACACGATAGAACAATTAAGAGTTTGGTTACAGGTAGTGTTATAAAAGCATTATCTAAAGATACAAAAGGAATGGATGGGTTTGGCAATGTACTTGCTGTTTGTGATGAGTTACACGCTCACCCAAATAACCAAATATATAAATTGCTATTTGACGGACAAGCGGATGTTGATAATGCTTTAACTTTGGCTATAACTACAGCAGGGTTCAACCTGAATAGTTTTTGTTATGAGCATTATAAATTCTGTGAAAAGATTTTAGAGGGTGTTATTGAAAAAGACACTCTTTTTATTTTTATCTGTGAAATGGACGCAGATGATGATATATGGGATTGGAAAAACTGGTTAAAATCTAACCCATATTTTTTATATGAAGAAGACGGAATAACACCAAATAAAAAGAAAATAGATTTATTCAAGCAAAAAGCAATAGACGCTAAAGAAAAAGGTGGTGCTGAGTTAGTAAATTTCCTAACAAAACAATTAAATCGTTGGGTAACAACAGGCTCAGGACAATATATAAATCTTGAGAAACTAAAAGAATGTGAAAGCGATTTGACACTTGAGGATATGAAAGGAAAAGACTGTTATTTAGGTTTTGACTTGTCGTCAGGAGGAGATTTGACAAGTATAGCATTAGTATTTCCATTAGATGATGAAAAGATTTATGTATATAGTCACTCATTTATGCCTGAGTTGAGGTTAGAAGAACACAAAAAGACCGATGATGTGCCATATCAAATATGGGTTAAAAAAGGCTTAATGACTTTGACTACTGGTGCTTTTGGAATGAAAACAGATTACAAGTACATCATATCTCATTTAAAAGAGATTATTGATAAGTATGAGTTAAATATCCTTGAATGTGGGTACGACGCTCATAACGCAGGAAGTTTTTTAGCTGATTTAGAGTTTTTAGGTTGTGATTTGACTGAGGTTAAACAATCAGCTAAGTCTTTAAATGACGCAACTGTTGATTTTGCTTTATCTGTTGAAGCATTACAGGTTATGTATGACAAGAAAAATGAATTATTAAGGTGGAGTTTAGCCAATGCAACAACTACATCTAATAGTTTTGGAGAAATAAAAGTTGATAAACAAGCACAAAAAAACAGAATTGACCCAGTGGACGCTGTGTTGGACGCTTGGAAAATAATGTTACTAAATAAAGAAACAAATATAAATAATGATGAATTGGTTGACAATTGGTTAAAAGTATTTACGAAAGGAGGGTAGATGATAAATATATTTAAGAGATTTTTTAATAAGAGTGAAAATACAACACCAATAAACACAATGAATTTCAAGGAGTTTTTTGGAATCAATGTAAATGATGACTTATCAGAAATAACATACTACACCTGCTTGAAAGTTTTGAGTGAGAGTGTTGGTAAATTATCAATACACTTGAAAGATAACAAAAATAATAAAATTTTAGACCACGAAGCATTACAAAAGTTAAAGTTTGCACCCAATCCTTTTATGACATCTACACCAATGATGACGCTATTGGAAACGTGGAGAAATCATCACGGAAATGCTTATGCTTATTTGTCTTATGATAACAGTGGTAAATTGATTGGTATATATCCAATGCACCCTCAAAATGTGAGAATTTTGATTGATAACGCTAAATTATTTAGTGGAGAAGAAAAATTATATTACGAATATACTCACAATGGAAAACAGTATGTATTTGATAGTAAAAATGTATTGCATTTGAAAGGTGGACTAAGTAAAGACGGAATAGTTGGAGTTAGTGTTAGAGAAACCTTAGCAACTACATTGACAGGAGTAAAAGCAAGTCAAAAATATCTGAATAATCTCTATGAACGTGGTTTAACTGCTAAAGCAGTTTTGAAATACACTGGAGATTTAAGTAAGGAAATGCAAAAGAAAATGCTAGAGGCTATGCAGGATTTTATAAATTCTAATAGTAATCCGACTGGTATATTTCCATTGCCTTTAGGGATGGATTTAGTACCGCTTGATTTAAAACTTAGTGATAGTCAATTTTTTGAGTTAAAGAAATACACTGCATTACAGATAGCAGGTGCTTTTGGAGTAAAACCTAATCATCTTAACGACTATGATAAATCAAGTTATTCAAATAGCGAAATGCAAAATTTAAGTTTTTATGTTGATACTTTGTTATATATCTTATCGTTATATGAGGAGGAGTTTAATTTAAAACTCTTAACTGAAAAAGAGAGATTGAGTGGATTACGTTTTGAATTTAATGTTAGTAGCATTTTGAAAGGTGACTTGAAAACACAAGCTGAGTGCATTACTAAGTTTATTCAAAGTGGAGTTTACACAATAAATGAAGCTAGAAACCTTGTAGGATTACCACCAGTAGATGGTGGAGATGTAATAGTTATGAATGGTAGTTATGTACCTTTGGAAAAATTAGGAATTGCATATGATAAAGGAGGTGGCAATGGATAAGAAGTGGTTAGAAATAAAGAATAAAGCCGATGTTACTGAAATTTATATCAATGGAGATATAGTTAGTGATAGTGATAATGATGGTTTTTATGAATTTTTTGATTTAAACAACCCAAATGTATATCCACTAGATATTGCAAATGCTTTAAAAGAAGCAGGAGAAGTACACGTCCATATAAATAGTTATGGTGGAGATGTATTTGCAGGATTGGCAATCTCAAATATGTTAAAAAATCATAAAGCTAAAACAGTTGCTTATGTTGATGGCTTATCGGCAAGTTCAGCCTCTATAATTGCTTTTGGTTGTAATGAAATAGTGATACCTAGCAATGCTTATCTGATGATACATAGAGTTAGTTGTGGATTGTTTGGTAATGCAGATGATTTTTTAAAACAAGTAGAAGTAATGGAAAAAATCGAAGAGGGTATTGTTGATACCTATATGGAAAAAGCTGTTGAGGGTGTGACAAAAGAGCAGATATACGACTTAATGAAAGCTGAAACGTGGTTTACTGGTAAGGATTGTCTAAATTACTTTAATGTAAAAGTTGACGATAACCCTATCTATTTAAACAAAGTAGATACGAAACAAAAATACAATCATATCCCTGAATCTCTAAGTAATAGTGTAAAGGATATGGAGTTGGCAAAATTAGAAAAAATGAAAAAAGAGATAGAATTGGAGGTATTTTAAATATGAAAAAATCAATAGAAATGAAAAAAGAATTAGAAGCAATGAGAAATGAAATAAAAGCACTTAAAGATGAGGGTAAAATCGAAGACGCTCACGCAAAATTGACTGCATTTAAAGAATTAGAAAATAAAATTAAAGAAGTGGAAACTGAGGAGGCATTAGAAGCTATGAATGAAAAAACACAAGTAAATATTAAAAATGGAATGAACGCAAATAGATTATTTAATAGAGTTGTTTTAGGAAAACCTATAACAGATGAAGAAAGACAATTCTTAAATGCTGTAGGTACTCCAGGTCAAGTTGAGGCGACTGATGGAAAAGGTGGGTATTTAGTACCTGTGGAACAATTCAATCAAATAAAAGAGTTGAGAAGAAATAAAGTTGAATTAAAAGCATTATGTAATGTTCAACCTGTTAAATCATTAAGCGGAAAACAACCAATTGAAAAAAACTCAAATGGAGAGTTAATAGCTTTTGATGAATTAAATGCTATAACAATGAGTGACATAGATTTCGGACAAATAGAATATAAAGTTAAAGATTATGGAGATATAATCCCTGTATCTAACACATTATTAGCTGACGAAAATGCAAATTTAACTGCTTACATTGGAAAAAGATTTGTTAAAAAAGCTGTAAATACTGAAAACAAAAAGATTATAGCTGAATTAAAAACTTTAACACCAAAAGCTGTCGCTGATTACACTGGAATAAATAAAGCATTAAACATAGATTTAGACCCTGCTATCTCAGAAAATGCTGTAATTATCACTAACCAAACAGGTTTTGATTTCTTAGATGGTTTAACAGATAAACAAAACAGACCATTGCTTGAAGTAAATTTACAAAATACAACACAAAAAATCTTTAAAGGTAGAAAAATTGTGGTTGTAAGTGATGAATTATTACCAATGAATACAACTAAAGCACCTGTTTTTGTCGGAGATATGACTGAGTTTATCACATTCTTTGATAGAGAGGGGTTAGAGTTAGCTGTATCAACTGAGGCTGGATTTACTAAAAACGCTACATTTATGAGAGCGATTGAAAGATTTGATATTGCTAAAGTTGATGATAAAGCGATGGTTTACTTAGAACTTGCTACAAAATAATAAGGAGTAGTTGATATGGATAATTTTTTGACTTTAAATGAAGCTAAAAACTATCTAAGAATTGATTACGATGATGATGATTTGTGGTTGCAATCTTTATTGGTTGCAACTGTGGATTATCTAAGAGATGCCATAGATGACTTTAATATTAAAGTTGAAAAAGATAAATTTAAAAGTAGGGCTAAAATAATTGCTTTGGTGTTGTTACAAGACTGGTACGATAATAGAGAACACGCTGAAAGTAAAGATTTAACCTATACTGTAAGGAGTATGATTACGCAATTACAGGTTGGTGGTAATTATGAATGATATAACGAAAAGACTAAGACATTTAGTTGAAGTTTATAAAATGAAAGTATCAGTAAATGATTTGGGAGAGAATGATACAGTACCTGAATTGTTGAAACGTGCTTACTGTGAGATATTACCACTTAATTCAACAGTCAAAAATGGAGAAGCAAATACCGAAAATAATCAACACCAATTCAAATTTACCTTTAGGAGAAAATCCATACAAGGTATAAAAAAGGATTGGTTTTTTTTATTTGAGGGTTTGAAGTACGAAGTTATCTATTTCAACAGAGATTTCAAAGATAATCAATTCATAGAGGTTTTTTGCATTAGGATTGAGGAGTAGTATGGATGACGGATTTAGCACTAAATATTTGGAATATTTAACAAAAGAAGTAGATAAAATGGCTAAAAAATACCCCAAAAAAGCTAAGAAGTTTTTACAAAAGAGTAGTACTGGTTATAGAAAATTAGCAAAATCTATAGCTAAAGAACGTGTAAAAAAAGGTAAAAGACCTAAAAAACCTAATAAAAAAGGAAAAATTGTCGAGTATCATAAGAGATTTAAGAAGACAAAAGTTTGGGTTAGAGATAAAGAACAGAGTGTTAGAGTTTATAACTCCGCACCTCACGCTCATTTATTAGATTTAGGACACATTATTAAAGATAAAAATGGTAAAGAACACGGATTTAAAAAAGGTGCATTTGTTATGGATGAAACTCGTAAGGGGTATGAAAAAGATTTCTATGATGGTGCTGATAAATTTTTAGATGAAATACTAGTAGAGGGAGGTTTTTGATGATTAAGTTAAGTGATATTTTGAAAGCTGTCAACTCCACACTAAATAATGCTTGTCCTGAGATTGAAATTGATAGTAAAGATTTATCTGAAAAATTTAACAGACCCAGTTTTAGAACTGAGTTAGATGGATTAAAAACAAGTGCTTTTATGACTACTTATAAGGAGCGTCACTTTACAATTAGAATCTACTTTTTTAATAGTGTTATAGGTAAAGGTAGATTAGAACGTTTGAAAATAAGTGAAAAGATAGAGGACGCTTTTTTAGGCTCATTAAAAGTCACAGATGATTTTATCATACCTGTCGATGACATTGATTTTGATGAAACAGATGACGGAGTATTAATTGCTAGTTTTGATAGCTTAACAATGGAAAAAATAGAAAATGATGTTGATAAATATATGATGGAAGAGTTGGAATATCATATTGATAAAAAGTAAGGTTAGATAAAAAGTAATGTTAGATAAAAAATAATGTTACGTGACAAATAGGAGGTTATAAGATATGGGATTACCTAGCATTGAAATAATTTTTAAACAATTAGCAGTAACAGCTGTTAAGAGAAGTCAATTAGGTATAGTTGGACTTATAGTAAATGAAGTTGGTAAAAATTGGACTATGAAAGAGTATAAATCAATTATTGATATTAAAGATGATGATTATACAGCCGAAGTATTACCGCTTGTTAAAGATACTTTTGAATATACGCCAAACAAGGTATTTGTATTTAACAAGGGAGCAGGAACATTAGCAGACACTTTAAAATTAGTGGAACAAGAGAGAGTGAATTGGGTTGGACTTGCTTATGATGGAGCAAGTGGAGATACAGCTACTCTAGTAAGTTGGATAAAATCAGTGAGAAAAGCTGGTAAAACTTATAAAGCTGTGGTATTTAAAGCTACAAAACCTGACAATAAAGGAATAGTAAACCTAATGAATGACAAAGTAACTTTTGTTGACGCTAGAGGAGAAGTTGATGGTTGGCAATATGTACCAACAATTTTAGGAATGTTAGCAGGATTACCAATGACACGTTCAGCAACATCATTCCTTTGTGGAAATTTAAAAGAAGTTAGTATCTTTAATAAGATAAATGAAACAATAGATAAGGGTGGTTTTTGCTTATATAAAGACGAGGGTGACATAAGAGTTGCTAGAGGTTGTACGTCTTTAGAAGAAATAACACAAGACGAAACAGAGGATATGAAAGACATTATCATAGTTGAATCTATGGATTTAATGAGAGATGATATATACTCTACATTCAAAAAATGGATTGGAAAATACAAAAACAAATATGACAATCAAGTATTATTCTTTACAGCAATAAATGCTTACTTTAAAGAACTTGAAAGAGAGGACATATTAGATAAAGAGTACGACAACTATTCACAAGTAGACGTTGAGGCACAAAGATTAGCGTGGTTAGGTGTGGGTAAAAAAGAAGTTGAAGACTACGATGATGAAAAAATCAAAAAGCTAACATTTAAGAAAAAGGTATTTATGAAAGCAAATATCAAAATATTAAATGCTGTTGAAGACTTTAAATTTACTATCAATATGTTTTAACAGGAGGTAACTAATGTTTAATAAAATGGATAAAAATAAAATTATAAGAGGGTCTTTTGGTGCGATATGGTTTAATGGAGAAGAAGTTGGCTCAGTTAAATCGTTTGAAGCTAAAGTTGCTTTAGATTATGAAGACGTCGACATAATGGGAGATTTAGGAAAACACAAAAGATATATGGGTTATGCTGGAGAGGGTACAATGACACTGCATAAAATAGATAGTGCTATCGCTAAATTAATTGGTGACGCTATAAAAAGTGGTAATATGCCTGATTTCACTATTGTTGCTAAATTAGAAGACCCTAGTGCAGATGGTGCTGAAAGAGTTGAATTGACTGGAGTGACAATAAATGAATTAATGGCTATAAAATTTGAAAATAAATCGTTAAGAGAAGAAGAAGTACCATTTGCTTTTTCAGGTTATAGATTTATTGATTTAATATAAGGAGGATATAAAAAATGGCTAAAAATATAACTTTAGAAATGTTACTTGCTAGAAAAGAACAATCAAACAATGATAAAATGAGAATTGCATATTTTAATTCAGAAGTTTTAGGTGGAACGATAGAAGTTGTAAAACTTAAAGCTAGAGATGTTTTAAAAGTAATGGATAATGTTGATGATAAATCTACAGATGGAGCATATAGAGCAAATTGCAAATTAATCTATAAACATTGTCCTTTACTACAAAAAAAGGAATTACAAGAGGCATATGAGGTTGCAGAGCCTTACGATGTGGTAACACCTGTTTTTGATGAAAACTTAGGAGAAATCAATAAACTCGCTACATTTATTTTAGGTTTATATGGACTTGCTGAAAATGAGGATATAGATGATATAAAAAACTAATATTGGGAGATGTCGATATGGCATTTCTCTCTTTTTATATTCTAAGAGGTTTTAAGTTTGATTATCTGTTGAATCTATCTTATGAAGAAAAGTTATTTATGATAGCCTCAATGGATTTGGAGATTGAAAGACTGAATAAAAGTATAGGATAAATAAAAAAGCCCAATAATAAAATAAACGAAGCCTACCAGCTGTTTATAATTTAATTAATGGGTTTTATATGTTATATTATACACTATTTCTAAAGAAATGTCAAGTGAAAGGAGGTCATAATGAGTAAAAAAGTAGATATTATACTTAATTTAAAGGATAAAATGTCCCAAAACTTAAATAAGATAAAAAAGAATTTAACTGTAACTAACGAACATTTTAAAATAGCAACTAATAATATAAAAAAGTTTAGTAATGCTGTAAAAGCAGGAATGAAAAAGATAGCAAAATGGGCTGTTGTTGGTTTTGGAGCATTAACCGCAGGTGCTGTATTGTTTGTGAAACAAGGGATAGATATTGCTAAAGAAAAATTAAAAGCAGATAAATTACTTGAAACGAATCTATTAAAACAATCTAAAGCAACCAAAGAACATATACAAATGCTAAAAGATGAGGCTAGTGCCTTACAAGACATTGGAGTAGTTGGAGATGATGTTGCGGTTGCTGGAGCAAGTAGATTAGCTGTATTTAAAATGAACGCAGACCAAATCAAAAAGACAATGCCTTTACTTGACGATATGATTGCCTTTGATAAAGGTTTAAATGGAACACAGGAAGACGCCATTGCTATTGGAGAACTTTATGGAAAAGCAATTAATGGAAAAGTCAACGCTTTAAAGAAATATGGTGTTGTATTAACTGCTAATGAAGAAAAGTTATTCAAGGTTATGTCAACAGAACAGAGAATTGAATTTATAAATAAAAAATTAGAGAAATCCATAGGTGGAACAAATAAAGCACTTAGAGCAACAGATGAGGGTAAAATTGTTGCAATGAAAGGTGCTTGGGGCGATATGCAGGCGGAGTTGGGTAAGAAATTAATGCCAAAACTTGGTAATTTAGCTGAGTGGTTTCATAGTAAAATACCTACTATTCAAGATTTTATTTTGAGTTTAGCAGATAAAGTTGAAGAAATGATAAATAAAGCTAAACCATATATTGAAGACATTAAAGAAAAGTTTGGAGCAATGTTTGAAAAGATAAAACCTGCTTTAGATGAGGCTTGGGAGAAAATAAAAGAAGCAAAAGATATTGCTGTAGGTGTAGCAAACGATATTATAAATAATTGGGATAGAATAAGTCCTGTTGTCTATACTGTAATTGGTGCTATGGTTGCTTATAAAGTTGCATTATTAGCTGTTGCTATACAAACAAATGCAGTTGTTCTTTATACAAAAGCTAAAACAGCTTGGGATATTATACAGTCAAAAAATATAAATATTTTAACTGCCGCACAATGGGCTTATAATACTGCAATGAACGCCAATCCGATAGGTTTGGTTATAGGTGCTATAGCTGTATTGGTTGGTAGTTTATGGTTATTGTATAAGAACTGGGATTTAGTTAAAGCTAAAGTACAAGAATTATGGGCTAAATTAGATAAGAACCCTCTTGGTAAAGTCCTTAAATTTATAATCAAATTTGGTAATCCAATTAGTATGATGATTAATATGTTCTTATTCTTTAAGAGAGTGATTACAGAAAACTGGGATACTATTAAAGGTTTTGGTGAATATATATGGAATGGTTTAGTTGGTGCATTTAATTATGTAAAAGATGTTATATCGGGAGTTTGTGCTATTGTAGGTGGTATTTTTACTGCTGTATGGGACGGAGTTATAAGTGCATTAGATAAATTAAAAGCTGGTTTTAATAAGGTAACAGATTTTATAACTGGAGTATTCCAATCAGCTTGGGATAGCTTAATGAAAGCACTAGATATGGTCTTACACCCAATCGAAACCGCAAAAAAAGCCTTTGGTGGACTAATTGATAAGTTAAAATTTTGGAATAATACTAAGATAGAAGACAAGACTGTCAATATAAATGAGGTAAAAACAACAGATAGTATAGGTGGAAGCAATAAGAGTGGAACAACATCAACCACAACTATTAAAAATCCACGTCACGCACTAGGGACTGCTTATTTTAAAGGTGGAGTAACAGGAATAAATGAGGGTGGAAGAAATGAAACAGCTATACTACCAGCTGGAACACAAATTTTATCTCACGAGCAAGGAAAAGCAATTAATAATAAAATGACAAAGGGTATTACTATAAACATTAATGTAGATGGCAATATCATTGGTGAAAGAGAACATATGGAAAAATATGGAGATTATATAACTAATAAGATATTGTCTACATTAGGTAATATGTAGGAGGATATGATTATGAAAATAATATTTATAGGAGAGAATGAGGGGCAAATGGAAATTATAAATATTCCTGTGGTACAAGCGATTGAACCTATAACGTGTGATACGATGGATGAAGACTTTGTAACGATTGATGGTAATACATTAAATCTTATCGGAGGAAAGGGGTTAAGGAGGTTTTCTTTTTCCTCTTTTTTTCCTAGTAAATTATATAGTTTTGTTAGTTTTCTTAATTTCAGAGAGCCTAAACATTACATAAAGTTTTTTGAAAAATATAGAGATTTAAAATTACCTGTAAGAGTAATCATTATAGATAAATTTAGTGTTACTTTAAATATGTTATGTAGATACAATTTTAGTTATACATTACGGGATAGAGCAGGAGATGTACCATATACTTTAGATATTACTGAATATATAATACCACCTAACAAAACAACTGCACCTGTTGAATCTAATAAACCTAATAACACTAATACTAAAGATAAAACTAATATTGATAAGAAAACTAAAATAAAGAACAAGGTTAAAGCTAATGCTAATAAAAAACCTAAAAAGTAGGTGTTTGATATGTATAAAGTAATAATAAAAGATAAAGATGTTAGTGACATTATAGGTAATTTGACGTGGAGAGATACAGTTGATACTTTGGGAGTTGAGGTTGATTTTGAATTACCTATGAATAGATATGATAAGAAATTTGAGTTTTTGTACGATATAACATTAGGTGACCCAATACAGATTTTAAATGCTAAAGGAGAAGTATTAGTACAAGCCATCATTGTGACAGAAACACCTAGCGGAAAAATAACATCATTTACTGCTTATGATATGGCTTGGTACTTAAATAAATCAACTGTTATAAAGCAATTCAAAAAGATGATAGGGAATGATTGTGTTAAATCTCTATGTAAAGAGATTGGAATTAATGTAGAGGTAACTGGATTGGATACTAAAATAGATAAAATCTATAAAGATAAAGCTGTATCTGAGGTAATAAAAGATATTATAGAGCAATGCTCTCAATTTAACTCTAAGAAATTTTTTATTGAGTTTAATAATGGTACTTTGAAAGTTATGCCTTATCAAAAAATAAAAGTGTTTGGTACATTTGAAATTCAAAAAGATAAATTTATCAATATCAACGAAAACATTGGAGGAGTATCACTAAGTAAATCTATCGTTGATATGAAAAATAGTGTTCTTGTTGTAACTGAAAATAAAGGTGCTATACGTACCATAGGAGAAGAACAAGACTCTAAAAGTATTGAAAAATATGGTAAATTACAGGAAGTAGTAACACTGGACGAAAAAGAATTTTCTAAAGCTAATCTAGTTGCAAAAAATGAATTGAAAAAATTAAATAGAATCACTGAGGACTTTAGTATTGATGTGCTTGGTGATGATAATGTTAAGAGTGGTAGAGTGATTGATATTGATTTACCACTTTTTAATTTGAAAGGTGAATATTTGATAAAGGAGAGTAATCATACCATATCTAATCATATTCACAAAATAAGTCTTAAATTGGAGGTGTATAGTAGCGATGAGTGATAACAAAAAAAGTTGGGATATTGCTTTAGCAGAGAAGTTTAAAGAGCGTGATAATCCATCTCCAATTGGTGCTGTTTTAGGTAAGATATTGAAGCCTTTACCTAACATTTCTATTGAATTATTGAGTGGATATGGTGTGATAGACGCTGATAAAATCTATCTTTCAAATGCGATAACAAATAGATTAGAAATTGAATGTACTATGAAAAACTTTGAAAGTCAAGGTAACAAGTCAAGTAATTGTACTATTAATGGTTTGGATACGACAGGTGGGGGTGAAGATAGTGCAGGACATACTAATTTAAGTATATCAGGACACAGTGGAAGTTATAAAGGAAGTACAAGTAAAACGGATAATAAAGATAAGGGTAAATTCATATTACAGACTGTTTTTAATTTAAAAGAGGGTATGTATGTACTTGTAATACCTAACGTTGAAGAAGACAAATTTTTTGTAGTTGATGTGTTTAACTACGCTCCAGAGGTGAGTTTAGAATGGCAATATTACCAAAAATAGAGTTTAAAAATTATTCAAAAGATGTAATTAATGAAAGTAAAAACACAAATGGTAAGACATTTTTGATAGATTTTCAAAAGAAAAGAATGTTAAGAAGCAACGGACAACTAATCAAAACAGATGATGAGAGAGCGGTTAGAATGTGGATAGAAAAGGTTTTACTGACTGAAAAATTTAAGTGGAATATATATAAAGAAAATGGAAGCAATCAATATGGAATGACATATAAAGCAAATTTATTAGGACAACGTTTTCCAACTCCTGTATTATATTCAGAATTTGAGAGAGAATTAATTGAAACAATGAAGAAGAACAAGCAAATATTGGAAATCAATATCCTAGAAATAAAACTTGAAAAACATACTTTAAAAACTAAATTTGATGTAACATTAAAAGATTTTACACGTTTTGAATGGGAGGGGTACTTATGATAATAAAAAAAGAATGGAAAAAAATATTAAGTGATATGCTCTCTAA